ACAACTCGAAGGCAAGCACACCGGGTTCAGAAGTGCGCACCGGATGATGATTCTGGAGGAGGGGCTTCAGTACACGCAGACGGGGCTTTCCCAGGCAGACATGCAATTCGTCGAGCTCAGTCGCCTGAGCCGTGAAGCGATCATGCAATGCCTGGGCATGAAGAAAACGATCATCTCCGTGATCGAGGACGTGAACCGAGCGACCGCAGAAGCCGAGCGCAAGGAGTGGTGGAAGGGCACCATCATCCCGACCCTGGAGCGCATAGCGTTTGGGCTCACGCAAAAGATCCTCCTGCCGGCTACCGGCTGGGGGAAGGGGTACATCGACTTCGATACGTCCGGGGTGGAGGCCCTGCAAGAAGACTACGAGCAGAAGGTTCGGGTTGCTGGCATGCTTTCCAATCTCGGGTTTACGGCAAACGAGATCAACCAACGGCTTGAACTCGGGTTTGAGAGCAAGCCATGGAGAGACGTTTGGTACATACCCGTGAGCTTGGTTCCGGTGGGGGAGGGGTCTATGGGCGGTGGTGGTGCGGAAGCAGAGGGGACCCCTCCGTCCGCCCAACCTTCCGGAACAGAGAAGCCGCAGGACGGCTTGCCGCAGCCCGAGGTCGCTCTTCTGGACTCCGGGATAAACAAGGGAGCGGAGGCCGTCGAGCAAGTTCCGGCATGGGAGAAGCGGGCGGCTGTTGTCTGGAAGGGACTGGTTGCACATACCGGGCAGACCGAGGACTTGTTTCAGCGCAAGGTCAGCAGGTTCTTTTACGACCTGCGCCAGCGGTCCCTGAAGCACCTGCTCTCCAGCCGAGACATTGATGCGCTGCGTTCGGAAGATTTCAAAGACGAGCAGAAGTCGCTCGCGAAGTGGCTTCGGCCCTTGTACTACGAAGGCGCCAAGCACGGAATCGAGAGCGCGAAGACGGAGATCGGTAACCCGGAAACGCGCCGGGACGTGGAAGACGCTCCAACAGAAGAGAAGCTCCGGACCAGCGTAGGAATTGACTTCACGATCAACGATCCCGCGGTCGCTAGAGAGATCGAGAAGCGAGTTACGAAAATCACGGGAGGTGGGGGACTGACCGGAACGATCAAGGACCAGATCAAGCTGGCTCTCGCAACTGGAGTATCGAACGGGGAAGGGATCGAGCAGCTTGCAGACCGAGTGCGCTCTCTATTCACAATGGCCGCGACCAGAGCCAAGACCATCGCCAGGACCGAGGTGGCTGGATCTGCAAACCTTGCTCGCGGCCTTGCGATAGACCGGAGCAATTTCAAGCGGAAAATTTGGTACACAGCCGGAGACGAGCGCGTTCGAGGGAATGACAAGAACGATCAGTACAACCATGTTTCGATGAACGGGAAAAAGACCAAGGTCGGAACCCCGTGGAAGACTCCGGGTGGATCAACGCTCGATCACCCGGCCGATTACGCAGCAAACGCTCCGGGGGACACCATCAACTGCCGGTGTATCGAAGTGGTGGACCCGGACAGTTATCCGGAATGAATGGGGGAACGGACCATGGCAACCGGTAACGAGTGCAGTGGGAAGTGTGGCGGCAAAGGCAAGAAGGGCAAGAAGAGGGGCAGTAGGTAGCAGGGAGGGGCAGGCAAATGGCGTATACCATTTTCACAACTGACGGATCGGAGCTCAAGCACAACGGGGACACGGTCCTTGCGTCCGACGTAATGGACGCAGTGATCAAGGGCGTGGACCTGGAAAAGCGGGAGCTTCATCTTATCGGGTCAACCGAATCGATGGATCGGGACGGGGACATCGTTTCCGCGGCCGGAGTTGACCTGGAGAACTTCTCAAAAAACCCGGTGTTTCTTTGGGCTCACGATCATCGAGGGGTCCCGCTGGCGGCGGCTTCCAAGGTGATTCGCAGGAAGAGCCCGGCCCGGATCGAGTTCGTCGAGCGGTTCCCGACAAAGGTCGGCGTGTACCCGTTTGCCGATATGATTCTGGAGCTCTACGCAGACAAGATCATTCGGGCTGCTTCGGTCGGGTTCATCCCGAAGCTCTGGGAAGACATTGCGCCTGAGCCACCTCCGACACCTGGGACGGTGCAGCCTGGCATGGACAACGCTCCGATCAACCCTGGAATGCCGGATATGTCGTGGAGGAGAGGCCGGAAGTTTACGAAGGTCGAGCTTCTGGAGCTCTCAGGAGTTCCGATTCCATCGAACCCAGAGGCTGTAGTCGCAGCCCTTCAAGAATACAAGCGGTTCAAGTCCATGGACCGAGGTCAGCAGGACTGGTTCATCGAGCTCTTGCAGAGGAAAGAGCCGATCGAGCCAAAGGAAATCGACATTGTGCGAGAGCAGATTTACCTACTCACGAAAAACGGTCTTGAGATCGAAGACGAATTCGCTCCGACCCAGGTGTTCATTTCCAAAACCGAGTCGCAGCCGCCAGACTTGCAAAGCGACGAAGCTCCTGCTGCCCAGGACCCGGTCGTCAATCAGACCTACACCATTACGCTTGGGGTAGCGGCTGGCGCCAATGCGGAGATTCCGGCGGTGGCAGCATCGGAGAAGCCTGGAGAAGCGATTGTCAAGGAAGGGCAGGTTCTGAACGCGAAGAACAAGGCTTTACTCAAGGAGGCGCAGGCCAATATCCAGTCTGTGCTTGTATCCGCAGAGCAGCCGAAAGATTTAGAGAACCAAACGGAACATAAGGAGTATTGGGAAACGGTTTTGAACCCCGACGCTGTTGTGGTGCGGTCCGGGAGCTCGAAGCCTATGCAGCCAACGCCCGCCGCAGTAAGCGGCACAGGCAATCAGCAGAGGCTTGCAGAGCTTCGGATCTCGCCGGAAGAAGACAATGCGATCAGGAGTCTTGTGGACAGTGTACGTCGTCAGATCAAACGATAGCACACCCGAACCGCAGTTTCACTTTCGAAGGGATGTGGAAGCGGTGGAGGAATGGGAGGAAGTGAATCATGGACGAGAAGATCGAGAAAACAGAAGTGACCCCGAAATCCCCTGAAGTTGTCAAGGACGTCAGCCCGATCTCCGAGCTGACCGGTCTGTTCAGGGAAATGGTGACCGACCGGAACGCGCTGAAGGATCGCATCGAGCAGATGGACCACGAGCTCAAGACGTACCAGGAAGCCGCGAAGCGCGGGTTCTACATGCCGGACGCCAAGGGCAACCTGACCGTCGAGAACGATCCGAGCGGGATTTTCTCCGGATGGGATCTGGCCCGTCAGGGCAAGCGGCTGATGGACAAGTTGGTGCATCCGGCATACCAGATGACCGAAGCCAAGCGCGACCTCATGGCGAAGTACATGCTGCTCGCCATCAAGGGCGGGGGCCGGTATCCCGACCCGAGGGCTTTTGACGAGTACCGCAGGCTGTTCGGGCAGAACGCGACGGTCAAGACAGCAATCGGCGATAGCGGAAACGTGTTTCCTGTGCCGGACGAGCTGGAACCAGAGATTCTTGCCTTCGAGCGAGAGAGTTCCGTGGTTCTTCAGTACGCTCGCGTGTGGGACATGGGTTCCGACAAGAAGTCCATCCCGACAGAGACGACCGTGGTCGATACGGCCACGGGAAACACCACGGCTGAGAGCGAGCCTGTCGTGACGGAAGTGGAAATCACGGCCGAGGAGCTCTCCGCGTATTCGACTGTTCGGAACGCCACGCTTTCTGATTCCGTGAGCGACATCGTGAGCTGGCTGACCGAGGCGCTGGCCGAAGCGGCGGCCATGGACATCGATCAGGCTGCGTTCTCCGGGGACGGAACCTCCACGTACATGTACTGCTCCGGGCTTCTCTCGGCAGCGTGCGGGTACTCGGTGGTGATGGGTACGTCCAGCGCTGCTTTCTCCATGCTGACCTGGCAGAACCTGAACGACATGATCGGAAAGCTGAACGGAAAGCGCAAAAACGGCGCAAGGTTCTTCATGCACGGGGAGACTCTCGGTCGCATCCGGGCCCTGAAGGACACCACCGATCGCCCGATCTTCTTCGATGGGTACATCGGTACCGGGCAGCCCTCGCTGATTCTGTCATACCCGTTCTCTGAAGTGATGGTGATGCCTTCCACAACGGGAGCGAGTACGGCGTTTGTTTCGTTCGGTAACCTGAGATATCTCGCGATCGGACGGAGGGTCGGCTCGACGGCCTTGGAGGTGGACCCCTATGGGCTGTTCACCACGAACCGGACCCGGTTCA